TACATCGCAGCAGGACTCGCCACCGGACGAAACATCTTCGGCATAGAACACGAACCAATCAGCGTCCTCTACATGGACTACGAAATGCAACAAGCCCAACTCTACGAACGACTCACCGCAATGGGCTACAACAAAGACACAGACCTCACACGACTCCACTACGCCTCACTCCCACCAATCGCCTCACTCGACACACCAGAAGGCGCCAAAGAAGTATGCGACCTAGCACGAGCCTGCCAAGCCGAACTCGTCATCATCGACACCTTCAGCCGAGCAGTAGAAGGAGCAGAGAACGACGCCGACACCGTCCGCAACTTCTACCGCTGGACAGCACTCAAACTCAAAACAGAAGGCAGATCACTACTCCGCATTGACCACGCAGGCAAAGACCTAAAGAAAGGCGCACGAGGCACATCAGCGAAGAACGACGATGTTGACCTGGTATGGCAGATGACCCGTGCCGGCGACGAAGTCCGACTCGTACCAACCAAGAAACGCCACACATGGATCAACCCAGTAGACCTACAAGTACGCAAGACCGAAGAGATGTTCATCCAAAACATCAAAGGCGGACCACGCCTCGACAAAGCAATAGAGATAATCAACCGAGAAAAGATCAATGTCCATGTCGGACAGAAGATATTTTGGAAACAATTCGAACCACACGCAGGCGTCGGAGAAGGCCGAGTCAGCCAACAAATGGCATGGCTCGCCCAAGCACAACTCAAAGAACAAACAGGTCTAATTGACTACACGCAAGAAGAGTTCTAAACACATGCTTGCTTGTTGCTTGTTGATGCTTACAAGCAAGCACAGGTTGCGTGCAAAAACCCAGCAAACCCTTACACAGTATGAGAGCATGACAACAAGCAACGCACACGCAACACACCGCCGAGTCGCTTGCTTGTGTTGGCGCGCTATCGTAGATAGCGCCAACAAGCAGACCACACCATGAGCATCTCAAGACCATGTCTGAACTGTCGCAATCTCACCACGAATCCACGCCGATGCCCTGACTGCCAAACCAACTACAACCGACTCCATCCCAAACCACATCGACCTCACTACTCAGGCAACTACCAAGCACGAGCCAAGGCTGTGCGGGAGTCCGCTCAATACTGCTGGATCTGCATGGAAGGCGCACGACTCGACGATCCGTGGACCGCTGACCATGTGATACCTGGCGACAGTGACAGTCCGCTCTTGCCCGCTCACCGTTCGTGCAATTCTTCGCGCGGAAATAAAACTAAGAATAAATAAATTCAAAACTTAAAATAATTTTGAAAAATAAAAATAAAAATCAAAATCAAAAATAAAAATATGCAGGATATAGAAATGGAGGGTGGGTGAAAAGTTTAAAGGTACAGGCCAGCCTGACCCATGCCGTTGGCGGATATCCGCGTGGTCGGTTGCGCACTACCGCCTATGCTTGGGTGCATGGCACGACCGAAGACTGGAACAGGCGGCGGAGCATCCGCCATCCCGATCGAGCGCAAGCGATTGAAAGGCTCACGCATCCGCACAGGATTGAAGGCTTCACCTATGCCAGAGACCGCGCTTGCGCTAGTCGACTTGTCGGTTGTGCCGGTCGCACCGAAAGGTTTGGGCAAAGTTGGCACGGAGTATTGGACGGTGTTGTGGACTGGTGGTCGGCGTCATCTGTCCGAGTTGCACGATGGTCCGCTGATGGGTCGGCTCTGTCGCAACTATCAGAAGATCTACGATCTGGAACTTTGGCTTGGCGACGATGTGACGAGTCGCTGGTACACATCGCCGAACGGGCAGATCGTGACTCATCCAGCGGTGAAACAGATCGAGCAGATGGATGCGCAATGTACTGCGTGGATGTGTCTGCTCGGTTTCACTCCAAGCGACAGGGCAAGACTTGGTCTTGCCGAGATAAGGGTGGCCAATGAGCTTGACTCATACCGACAAAGGAACTCCAACCTGGTCGACGCCAAAGTTATACAGCCGATCTGACGGTCACAAGGTCGTTGACTTTGCCCGTACCTTTTTGCATGTGAGCAAAGGTGTTCGTGCCGGTCAGCCTCTGATTCTTACCAACTGGCAGGTCGCACTTCTTGACGGGTTGTATGAGCGTCGCGATGACGGGTTGCTTAGGTATCGTCGCAGCCTGATCGGGTTGGCTCGGAAGAATGGCAAGTCGTTGCTCGGTTCACTGATCGCACTTTATGGTTTGATTGAGGGTGAGCCTGGTGCCGAGGTTTATTCGGCGGCGGGTGACAGACAGCAGGCGCGGGTTGTGTTCAATGAGGCGAAGTGGCAGATCACTCAGTCGCCTGCGTTGTCGGGTGTGTGCAAGGTGTATCGCGATGTGGTTGAGGTTCCTTCGACTGGTGCGATTTATCGTGTGCTGTCGAGTGACGCTAAGTTGCAGCAGGGTTTGAATCCTTCGACGGTTGTGTTTGATGAGTTGCATGTGCAACCGAACTCTGAGTTGTGGGATGCGTTGACGCTTGGTTCTGGTGCGCGTAAAGATCCGAACATTGTTGCGATCAGTACGGCTGGGTTTGATTTGGATACGATCTGTGGTTCTTTGTACAACTATGGCAAGCGGGTCATCTCTGGTGATCAGGTTGATGAGCGGTTCGGGTTTTGGTGGTGGGAAGCGCCAGCGGATTGTGAGGTGTCGGATCGTGGTGCTTGGAATGTTGCGAACCCGAATTTGGCTGAAGGACTTCTTGACATTGAGGACATGGAGATCTCGATGATGCAAACTGCTGAGGTTGCGTACCGTCGCTACCGTCTGAACCAGTGGGTTCGCACAGATGGCGAGAGTTGGCTGCCGAAGGGCGGGTGGGAGTTGTGTCGTAGTGATGATGAACTTGATTCAAACATTCCTGTGTTCGTCGGCATTGACATGGCATTGAAGCATGACTCGATCGCTGTCGTTGTTGCGCAACCGCAGGAGTCTGGTCGGATTGTTGTTCGTGCGAAGATATGGCATCCTGATGGTGGTGTGATGGATGTGGCCGCAGTTGAGCAACACATCCGTGAACTTGGTCAAGAGTTCACGGTGCAAGAGTTCGCTTACGACCCAGCGTTCTTTCAACGCTCAGCCGAAGCGATGAGCGATGAAGGGTTCACGATGGTTGAGTTCTCGCAGTCGACTGCGCGTATGGTGCCTGCGTGTGGGACTTTGTATGAGATGATTGTGAATCAGAAGATTGCGCATGACGGTAATCCTGTGTTCGCTGATCAGGTGTTGTCGGCTGCGCAACGGTCAACCGATATGGGTTGGCGTTTGTCGAAAGGTAAGTCGAAACGGAAGATTGATGCTGCGATAGCATTGGCGATGGCTGTTGATCGTGCAACGAGAAGAGCCGAAAGTGTTCAGCAACCTGGGTTCTTCGTAGTTTAGGAGTGATGAGATGATGATTGTTATTCTTGAGATGGTCGCAGTGTTCTTGATTGCGCTAGGCATATTTTACATTGCGGTTCCACTTGGGCTAATCTTTGTAGGACTTTCGATGCTTGCATTCACCTTGGCATGGGAACGGTCAAAGAAAGTGGCTAGAAACTGATGTTGTCGAGACTGTTTGAACCAAGAGGCGAAGAACGAGCCGTCTCTTATCAGTCGCTGTTCGCGGCAGGTGACGCATTCCAATTCACGACGAACTCTGGCACGGTAGTTACGCAAGAAGATTCGTTGAAGATCGGAACCGTGTATGCGTGTGTTCGACTTATCGCTGACTCTATCTCAACTCTGCCAGTCGATACTTTCATTCGTGTCGATGGTGATCGTCGTCCGTATCGTCCACGACCTGAGTGGTTGGATATGCCTGAAGTCGGTGTGTCACGCACCGACCACTTTCAGCAGGTGCTTGTGTCGATGCTGTTGAACGGTAATTCGTTCACTCGGATCATTCGTGACAATCAAGGTGTTGCTGGTTTGGCTGTGTTGAATCCGTTGAAAGTTGAAGTGAAACGCGATGAGTCGCGCCGAATCATCTATGTGTTTGACAACCGTGATGTGATCGAGCATGAGGACATGATTCATTTGTCCGAGTTGCGTTTGCCTGGCGATCTGCGTGGCCGTTCACGCATCGAACTTGTCAAAGAGAACCTCGGACTGTCAAAAGCATTGGAGGAGTTCGCTGCGAGATTCTTCGGTCAAGGTTCGCACACTTCTGGCATTATCGAGTTCCCAGGCAACCTGACCCGCGAACAAGCGAAGTCTTTGGTTGACGGATTCGAAGAAGGTCACAGAGGTTTGCGTCGCTCACACCGTCCAGGCATTCTGTTCGGTGGTGCGAAGTACACGACAACTTCGGTCGCACCAGACGATTCACAGTTCTTGCAATCACGACAGTTCGCAGTTGAGGAGATTCTTCGCGCGTTCCGTGTACCGCCATCGATGGCTGGTGTGATCCAGTCAGGTGCGCAAGCGTACGCATCAGTTGAAATGAACGGCATTCATTTTGTGATGCACACACTCCGACCGTATGTCACGAAGATTGAAGACGGCTACTCAAACAAACTTCTAACCAATGGTGCATTCTTGAAGTTCAACCTTGACGGTTTGATGCGCGGCGACTTCAGTTCGCGTGTCGCAGGATATTCTTCAGGTCTGCAAGCAGGCTGGTTGTCAATCAACGATGTGCGACGCTTCGAAGATCTACGACCTGCGGACGGCGGTGACACTTACCGTGTGCCACTAGCGAATGTCGACTTGGGTGCGGCTGGACTCACAGAACTTGATCGCAAAACAATGATGGCTCAACGCCTCATCAACTCAGGCTTCGAACCTGCTGCAGTATTGAAAGCACTCGATGTCACTCCGATCACACACACAGGTGTCGCACCTGTGCTGTTGCAACAGGTCGCCGAACCTACTCCGTCTTACGATGTCAATCAGCGTGATGTGAATGTGACGATGCCAGAGATACTTGTCAATGTTCCGCCGGCAAATGTGAATGTTGCTGCGCCTGTCATCAATGTGCCTGAGACTGTGGTGCGTGTGAATGTGCCTGAGAATCGTCCGACTGTTCGCACGGTTCAGCGTGACGCTGATGGCCGTATCTTGACAATCACCGAAAGGGTTGAAGAGTAATGGCAACAGGACTATCGGCTTATCTTTGCAACTCGTTCCTCGACGCGCTCGGCAACAACACTTCCTATGCGGTCACACAGGTCTACATCAAACTTCATGTCGGTGATCCAGGTTCGGCTGCGACCGCGAACGCTGCAACCGAAACAACACGCAAGTCGGTGTCGTTCGCTGCGGCTTCTGCCGGTGCGATCGCATCTGATGCAGATATCTCGTGGACGAATATCGCAGGTTCGCAAGACGCAACACACTTCAGCGCTTGGGACAACATCTCGGCAGGTAACTTCTTGTTCTCTGGCACGATCACAGGCAACGCATACACAGCTGGTGACACCTACACGATCTCATCTGGCAACCTGTCTGCATCACTAACAGTCGCAAGCTAGTCCCGCCATGGCGGTGATCAGGTTCACGCTAGATGGACCATCAGTTCTTGACGATGAATTGTTCGGACTTGATGGACCGTCTGCGTTCATTCTTGACGCATCAATACTTGACGGCGACCGAGTCCTTGACGGCGGACAGTTCTTAACAACTGCAACCGGCACAGCGACACTCGGCGCACTATCGGCAACAGCGACAGCGACCATCGCACACTTTGTCACCGCATCAGCCGAACTCGGTGAACTTGTCGCCGAAGTTGCACAAGTCATCGTCACAACCGAAGCGACAGCCGAAGCACAACTCGGCGCACTTGTCGCAACAGCAACCGCGACAGTTGTGTTGCCTGCGACAGCGTCAGCGAATCTTGGCGGTCTTGTCGCTTCGGCTGTCACGGCAGTCGAGCAGGATGCTGTGGCAACAGCGAATCTCGGCGGTCTTGTCGCGACGGCCGATACGGCGCCGACACCGCCTGAACCTGAACCGACACCTGGACCATCTGGTGGTCGCAGAGTTTATTCAACGACACCACGCAAGAAGATTGAACCACTACCTGAAGTCGAGATACCTGTCATCGAACCGAAACGACGCTACGCGGTGACGACAACAAGTCTTGGTGGGATGATGTCGCAGGCATCGGCTGAGATTGCGTTCAGTATTCTTGACGACGAAGCTGAACTATTGTTGTTGGTCTGAGGTAACAATCATGCCAATCACAAATGGATCTATTGCAGTCGGAACGGCTGCCACACTTGTCAGTCACGCTGGAGTAAATCCAGGCACTTTGCACATCAGCAACATTGACAACACCGACACAATCTTTGTCGGCGGTGCGACGGTCGTGGTGAACGCTGGTCATGCGTTACCGAAAAGCGCATCCGAAGACTTCGATATCTATCCAGGGCAAAGCATCTACGCAGTATCAACCAAAACAGGTCACTCAGTCGCCTTCACACTCATCACGCCATAATGCCTTACTTCATCACCGACAAATCACCAGACTGTTCTGGGTGGGCAACCGTCAAAGAAGACGGTGAAGTTATCGGTTGCCACTCGACGAAACAAGATGCGATTGATCAGATGGTCGCGGTGTCTGTTGCTGAGGACATGGAACCTGGTGGTGAACGCGCGTTACCTGACAACTATCGTCCAGCGTTGTCGGATGATGTTCCTGAAGGTCGTGCTTGCGGGAACTGTCACTTCTACGACGAAGACAATGTTCAAGGCGAAGGCGACAATCTCAAAGCATGGTGCGAGAGATGGCATGATTATGTTGACGGCGGATTCTATTGCAACGCATGGCAACCACATGAAGAAGATCGGCAGGTATCTCTTGAGATACCTGTCTACATTCGCACCGCAGCAAGAAAAGGATTGGACTACTACGGTCAAGGTCTTGCGGGTGAAGGGCTGGTTGATCGAACCGTTCGTGAAGCACGAGACATGGCAAGAGGCGACATCACCGAAGACAAAGTCATCCGCTCGAACGCATGGGCGCAACGACACGCAGTAGACCTAGACGCACCAAAGAACTCGGACGCAGACAACGATCAGTTCCCTGGTGCGGGTGCGGTGGCACATTATCTGTGGGGAATCAACCCGCTCAACCCGCAACCAGCACGAGACTGGTTTGAACGCAAAGCAAATCAAATCAAAGACGAACGAGGATTGTTCTCGTTCCATCGCGCTAAGACTGAATACTTTGCTAACATTCCAGGCATGGAAGACAACAAGGTTGAGACACGCCGCATTCATGTCAACGAGTTTGAACTTCGTGCAGGTCCAACAGGTGACGGAATGTCATTCTCAGGTTATGCAGCAGTCTTCAATTCTGATTCTGAACCGTTGCCGTTCATCGAGCGAATCGCACCAGGTGCATTCCGCAAATCGTTGAAAGGTCGCAACACAATCAAGATGTACATGAACCATGACTCGTCAATGCTTCTCGCTTCGACACGGTCAAAGACTTTGCGACTCGAAGAAGATTCACGAGGTTTGTTGGTGAACGCCGATCTGCCAGACACAACTGTCGGCCGTGACCTGAGCGTTCTGATGCAACGCGGCGATGTCGACTCAATGTCGTTCGGGTTCTCAGTTCCTTCAGGCGGCGACAAATGGTCAGATGATGGCATGACCCGCGAACTACGCCAAGTCCGTTTGCATGAAGTATCTGTCGTGACAGGATTCCCTGCCTACAAAGCAACCTCGGCAACTGTCCGTTCTCTTGACATCCTTGCCGAACGCACAGGTGTTGACGCAGACAAGCTCGCTGAGGCGATCACAATGCTTGAATCTGGGAACACTTTGTCGGATGAGTCGGCTGAACTGTTGTCGAGTGCGGTCAGTAAACTTCGTGCCGAACCAGCCCAAGTTCCTCACACGGTCAACTTGTTGGCAAAAAAACTTGAACTGTTGAAAAAGTTCTAGTTTCTCGTCTATAGTTCATTCTGTCGGTAAGCGTCCCGCTACGACTAGAGATTGGTCAGCGTCCCGCGCCATCGGAATACAATTTCCTGCGCACCACCAATCAACTACTACTCATGGAGAAATCATGAAACAATTCATTGAACAACAAATGGCACAACGCGCAACAGCGTGGGAAGCCGCAAAGAAGATTCTTGATGTTGCAACCGCCGAAAAGCGTGACTTGTCAGCAGAAGAAACACAGACATACGAGAAGATCAGCAAAGAACTTGAGGATCGTCAAGCAACAATCGAGAAGCTCCGCGCCGATGAGGCCCGTGAACTTCGTTTGGATGCAGCAACACGCGAGTTCGCAGACCAGGTTCGTCCTGTCGCTGACGCTCCACGCAGTGTTCGCACCGATGCAGAAGTTATCCGCTCGATGGCAAAAGGCGAACTTCGTTCGTACTCGTTCGAGAAGCGTGATGTCGTAAAGACAGCAACTGGCGCACCAGTACCAACATCGTTCTACGACCAAGTGATCATGCTTGCTCGTCATGTCGGTCCAATGCTCCAGACTTCAACGGTCTTGAACACAGCATCAGGCGAGAACCTTCAGATTCCATCACTTGCTCAGTACTCAACTGCAGCAATCGTTGGCGAAGGCACAGCAATCAGCGAGTCGGATCCAATCTTCAACTCGTTCATCACATTGGGTGCATACAAGTACTCGTTCCTCGTACAACTCTCAACAGAGTTGATCGAAGACAGCGGTGTTGACATCTTGTCATTCTTGGCAGATCAGGTCGGCAACGAACTTGGCTTCCGAGTTAACGCAGCGTTGACAACTGGCTCAGGCACAAACGAACCAAAGGGCATCGTCGTGGCATCAACTGTCGGCGTGACCGGCGGAACGGCTGTCTCTGGTGCTTTCACAGCAGACAACTTGATCAGCCTTGTTTACTCGGTAAACACAGCAGGTCGTCGTTTGGCTGGATCGGGCTTCCAGATGAACTCGTCTTCAATCGCGAAGATGCGTTCGTTGAAGGACACAGCAGGCAACTATGTGTTCTCACCAGCACTCAACGCTGATGCACAAGACTTGCTTCTTGGATACCCAGTATTCGAGAACCCAGCAATGGCAGACACGGCAACAAGCGCGAAGTCGGTAATCTTCGGACACCTTCCTTCGTTCTTCGTTCGTCAAGTCGGCGGCATCAAGTTGGATCGAAGCGATGACTACGCATTCAACGCTGGTCTTGTTACCTTCCGCGCCACAATGCGTGTTGACGGCAACTTGCCACAAACATCACATGTCAAACACTTCATCGGCAACGCTGCTTAATTAGAGCAACCGATAACAGACATGACAGTCCGCAAGGGCTGTGACTAGGATTAAGCCTCGGTAAGGTCGTGCAGGACTTGCCGAGGCTTTACCTATTCCCGCACTATTCTTAGGAGGATCATGTGGCAAACAGTAATCGTCAAAGGCATACCAGTCGAGATGCCAGGAGCGTTGGCGGAACGATTAGTCCGAGCGGGCGCGGCGCACTACTTGGAAGTGTCCGACCAGCCAATCCCGACAGACTCAGAATCCTCTGGTATAGCAACGCACCTTGGGCAGCAACCGGATACGGTCAGCAAACCGCGCAAGTCATCCAAAGACTCGCGAAAGAAAACCACCAAATAGCAATCCACGCAATGTACGGACTTGCGGGTTCGTCATCAACATGGAACGGATTCAAGGTCTACCCACAAGGACTTGCCGCATACAGCGACGATGTACTTGTTGCGCACACAACGGAATGGGCAAGTCAAGATCTGTCAACACCGACTTTGATGATGACATTGTTTGATGTGTGGGTGTTGAAATCTGAGTCGTTGAAAGATTGGAAGAACATCGCGTCGTGGGTTCCGATTGATCATCAACCAACACCGCCAGATGTTTTGCAATGGTGTGCGCGTCCAAATGTGAGACCGATCGCGATGTCGAAGTTTGGTTCACGAATGTTAGATGTTGCAGGAGTTGAGCATCTGTATGTTCCTCACGCAATCGAACCTGTGTTCCAACCAACCGAGTCCGTTGCTTTGCAAAGCGGTGGGAAGATGACTGGTCGAGAGTTCATGGGTTGGGAAGAAGACAGATTCGTTGTGTCAATGGTTGCGACGAACAAAGGCAATCAGCCTGCTCGTAAGGCGTGGGCTGAGAACATTCTTGCGTTCTCAATCTTTGCTAAAGATCATCCTGATGCGGTGCTGTATTTGTACACGGAACCTGATGGTGCGATGTCTGGTATCAGTTTGCCGACATTGATGGATGCGGTCGGTATATCGGCAGACAAGTACAAGGTCGTTGACCAGTATGCGTATCGGCATGGTATGCCACAGAATGTGATGGCTGCGATGTACACGGCGTCCGATGTTCTGTTGGCTTGCTCGATGGGTGAAGGTTTTGGCATTCCTGTGATCGAAGCGCAGGCGTGCGGGTGTCGAGTGATCGTCAGCAACTTCACGGCTCAACCTGAGCTGGTTGGTGACGGTTGGACGGTTGAGGGTCAGCCGTGGTGGGATGCGGCACAGAAGTCATGGTTCTTCACACCGTCTGTGCCTGACATCGTCAATGCCCTCAAGTCGGCGTATAACGCGCCTAGGAGCCGTTCTGAGGACGCTATCGCCCATGCGCAAGGGTATGGAGCCGACACAGTATTTGAGCAGTATTGGAAGCCTGCGATGAAGGAGTTGTCTACATGGTGCCGGTCATAGTCATACCTGTTCTCAACCGATACGACCTACTTGAACGCTGCATAGATTCGCTTGACTTCCCAGTCGACAAGATTATCGTCATCGACAACGGAGGCAAAATCGAAGAAGATTGTTTGATCATGCCACGCCACAGTCGGCACGGCAAGACATACATCTTGGACATGCCAAGCAATCTGGGTGTTGCGACTTCGTGGAATCTTGGCATCAAGATGACACCGTTCGCATCTGGTTGGATTCTCATGAACTCAGACGCCTGGTTCATGCCAGACAAACTTGAACAGTTCTGGGAGTCGTGCTATCCAAACGAGATTCATCTCACAGGTTCACCAGAGTGGGCTTGCGCATGGATCGGCTCCGATGTAGTCAAAGATGTCGGCCTGTTCTGCGAAGCGTTCCATCCCGCGTATTTCGAAGACAATGACTATGAGCGTCGCGCTGTGCGTCTCGGCAAAACGATTCGCAAATCTCAAGACATCATCGTGCATGACAACTCGTCAACACTTCTGTCCGATGTCTCATTCCAAAATAAGAACGCACAAACCTTCGCATCGAATCTGGAGTTGTTCAAACTTCGCAACGCAAGACTTGACGCAGGTCAGTGGGATCTGCAACGCCGACTAGATCTCAGTTGGGACTGATGGCTAAATATCACGACTATCTGCAAAACGGTTTCAAACTTGATGAGATGTATCAAGCCGAAGATGTTCAAGAGTTTGACGCCTGGTACCAATCCGATATGCGACCGCTGTCATATCGGCTTCTTTCAACCGTGATGGGTGCGTTCTCATTCAATACCATTCTTGACATCGGTTGCGGTAAAGGTACACAAACACATCTGATGGCGTTGCGTGGTCGCAGGATTGTCGCCTATGACATCTCACCTACGGCGATACGCAAAGCAAAAGCGTCATACGCTGACATCGACTTCCGTGTCGGTGACGGTCTGACCGCAGCGAAGTCAGGTGAATACGATTGCGCGGTCATGTCACACACTTTGGTGATGCAAGAAAACTGGCAAGAAGTAATCCGAGAAGCATCAACAAGATGTGACTGGCTGATAGTTGTCGAGTACATTCCTGCCGACACAACTTGGCACATACCTGACATCAACACTTTGCAAACAGAGTTTGAGAAACATTGTTCAATCGACACAAAGATCGTGATGAACGACAACCGCATACTGCTAATCGGCAAGACACACTGATGAGAGTATTTGACTGCATCTTGTTCAACCAAGAACACGACATGCTTGAATGTCGACTCTCGGAGATCGGCGATGTCGTAGACAAAGTCATCATCGTTGAATCGTCCACAACCTTCATGGGCAAACCCAAACCGCATGGCATTGACCTTGACCGGCTGTACAAGTGGCGCGACAAGATCCACTACGAAACATTCGAACCGAACCCGCATGAGCTTGGCTGGGCGGCGGAACACGCACAACGCAACCATCTGTTCGTTGCGTTGCAACAGTTCGCACCAGAAGCGCAAGACATCGTGACGGTCGCGGACTGTGATGAGATTTGGAACCCAGCCGACATCGAGATATTGAAAGAAGGTTGGCGTGGTTACATTATGAAGCGTCTTGTCATGTCCGTTTATTGGCGTCTCACCGATGAACACACGATGGTTGCAGGACCATACGGTCAACGCGGTGGTGGTGCGCAACACCTGCGTTCGCATCGTGAACGGTTGCCGAACCTGCAATCAGGTTGGCATGTGTCG